CCCACCGACGCCAGTCGAAGCCAGCCCGAACGGGCTTGAGGTTTCCCTCTAGGTCTTCGACAACCGTTCCGTCCCACATGGATGTGTGACGTAGTTTCGCTCGATAAGGAGGAGCATCCACGCGGACGCCCATCTGGCTCGAGTTAATCGATCGCTGCAAAAAGGAGATAAACAGCCCCGAAGGGTTGTAAACTCTCCGCTTACACCGTCTAGGAACGACAACGTGCTCATCAGTAATCCTAATCTTGGGGCTTCTTGGCTCCAAAGACCGGAACGTCCATCCCTGTATATCACAGGATTCCTTTGTTTTAAAAAGGTAAGGACGAGCTACTGACATAGGCACTTGGATTCCCGAATCGGGATTTGCCCAGCGAGGTACCGGCAGAAACCTTACTAATGAAAGTAGGTAGGCCAGCGCCTTCGGGAAGGCAAGTTCTGTTCTTGTCGAGAACAGATTAAGTGCGTTAATTACAGCGAAGACATCTTGAGGTTCAGTCAAACGTTTGACATAGACACCACGGATATCGGTGCCCCGAAAGAAATCGGAACCACAAGACTCACGGAACGGACCTTCGACAAAGGTCTTATCGCCATTAACCATGAACCCCAGGAGGTTTAATAAGTAGATGACATCCGAAGTGATTAACTTCGGGCATATAATGTCATCCCCATACACGCCCCAGAGACCATCTGACTCGTTTCGGTTTTCGGGTATTCCCCTAAACCGGAGACAAGCGGCGACCGCACATGCGAACAACGTGGTTTGCAACGGGAAGGTATAACCATTACCCATCGTAGAGACCATGTGAAGCTGCACTGTGCCATGCCCTGCAATCTCCGTACTCGGACACCGGTATCGAACCAGCATCTGATACATGTCAGGGGGCAGAGCCCACTTTAACATTCTAAGGGAGATTGAATCCGAAGCACTACTTAGGTCTATTGTTGACAGACCATCAGTGATACTTCCAAGACATGCAAGATCTCGATTTTTGAATTGCTGGTCCGAGAGGTCGATGTTAAATCGACTTCGAAGTCGCTCTTCTAGGTGCGCACCCAAGCCGAGCTGAAAATATGTATTCAGCGTTGGTTCGGTACAGATACACCGCGAGATCAAATCGTTCTTCGGAACGAAGCTAAGCTTGTTACCTAACGCAACTCGTGCCGACCCATAGTTGGCTTCGCGGATACTTTCCGCATTGGCCCATTCTGGGAAGCTTGCGATATAGCGTTTGTACCATCGGTACATGAAAAGATCACTACAAGTGAGTCGGGATGAAAACAACTTAGTATAAAAGTCGCCCCCATTAGCCTCTAGGTTGGCTCCGGGACCGATCCTTGCCTTCGCAAGTAGGTCATACGGATGGTCAACCAGGCTGTACCCACCTTTAAACCAGAACCCATCAATGGCCGCTTTAAAGCCATTAAGGAGCATCTCAGTTTTGCTGTCATAATCGACAGGTAGAGTCCATGATTCGCACTTCTTGTTTGAAGCGAGGAATTTTTCCAAAGCGGCGTCATCCGCTGTCTTCGTGTTCTCCACCTCTAGCTTTTTAAGCAGAGAGGTGGATATACTGACAGCAGCAGCCTCTTGGATGGACATCCCCGGCCAAAAGTCACCCTCAACAGGCAACTTCTGATCGAGTAGATCTTCTTTTAGGCGTTCGAATAGAATGTCGGATCTGTTCGTCACAACAATGTACTCCAAACTTTGAAACGAAACCTATTCGGCCGAGGGAATGCCCTCAGCTATATCTCTGTTGTGTTTCAAGACAACATTGATTGCGTGGACAGAGGCAAAAATTGCCCCGGGATCCACTCCTGTAACGACTGCCGTAACTAACGCTAAAGCCATGATGACTTTAGCGCACACGTTTCGGCCCCTCTTCCCAGAGGGAGGTGTCTTTTTAGAGGACACCAGTGATAAGTGTATCGCCAAGATCAGCCGACTCTTCGTTCAGAAGACCGACTAGAAATCCAGCGAACGACTTCACTTCGTCAGGATTGTAGGTTTCCATGCCCGCGGGGATATCCCACGTGATACGGCAGATAGCCGTAACAGGCACGCCAGCAGCAGCGTTACCACCCTTTCGGATGATCAGCTTATACTGATTGTTTGGAATCTGGCCGCGAAGGCCAGTCACAGGGTTCGGGGCCGGAAGCTGCTTGAACGCAGCCGGCTTGTAGAACGTTGCTGTGAAAGGCGACGAAGCAGAGTTTGCAGTAGCAGCACCTTGGGTACCCGTGAGGGCACTTACAGTTTTCTGCTTAGCATTGACCACAGGCGGCGTATCGTCAACCAGCGTGAAAGCTGGGGACGTGTGGCCGGTCTGTGCCCCTCCGGTTGTACTTGAATCCGGTGACCATGACATGAGGATGTTCTCCAAGAAATGACAATGTTGATGAAACTTCTCAAACTGTCCGCCAGTTGTTTCGACCTCCAGAAACATAGCGGTTGATGAAGTGAGATGTGTTACGACCTTGAGCCAGTAAAGCGGCCATGTTAAGCCACTTGACGCCCATCCCCGGAATTTGAAACTCCAACGATGGGACCAGTAACCCTTCATAGGGTGATCTGGACAGGTTTCTTCTGGTCGCGGAATACGAGGTCCCTGGACGAAGATATCGGCTATCCCCATAAAAGGATGAACCAATAGGTGGATCCACAATCGTTATGTCTTCGAGCTTTAAAGTACGCTCTAAGGCGGTCCCGATGTTGATCCACGCGAGGTCGGCTCGATTAAATGCCAACGCCTCTATCACCCCACCCATGTTGGTGAAGTAATCAACTAAGAAGGAGTAAGGAAGTAGTTCCCATATCGATGGGACCCAGGACCTAAGATCAAGTCCTAGCTCGGCTACAGCGCCATTCCAGTTATTGTTAACTTTAATGACACCGTACAGTTTCTCTTTAAACGAGTCGACTGTACTGTACACTCTCTTTAATTGGAGTGCTCCGCCAAAGGTATTTACCTCGCTGATTGGGGTTGCCCCCACAGCTGATTCCATAGCTTTGGCACGAACGGGAACCGACGGAAGTCGGTCGCCAACAACAATATGCGCGGCTGCCATCGCGGCATCGTGCAAGTCGTTGTATAAAGGCTGCATCCCGAACGCAAACTCTAAATAGCTGTCGCTGATCTGTTTCTTTGCGTCGATTAGACGCTGTGCCCTCGTGTATCGCATCCGGCTTTTGCCTTTGAATCTCTTCGAGAGATTCTGTAAATAGGTAAAGTTTCCGCGGTATACAGCTTGGGTCAGACCATGTATCATCTTGACTGTCTCGCCAAATTCGCCTGCAACTACGACGCCCGGTAAAGAGCGTTTCGCTGCATTTGCTTTGGCAATAAATCGAGATAACGTCAGGTTATGAACACGCGTTTGATTTACTGCTGAGGATGGGCTCCCAATCGTTCGATTGGTAGCCCCCAAACATCCAGAAAGCTGGACGTGGTATGCAACTTTACCATTTGTCTTGCGGAAGTAGAATCTCTCCGCGAAGCCATCGTGTCGTTGCACAAACTCATACGCTTGAACGCCCATTACAGTTGTGGCAGATTGGCGCTTTCTAATACGTTCCTTCCAGTTCTTTTCGGAAACCGAAGTGGACACCGTACCATTCCCTATCAAGGAGACAGGGAAATTGGTCCAGGCCCCCAACGGACTTCCGTCACCGGAGCTCAAAGTACGTCGAAAGACACCAGCCATTACCTGATTGTAGACCGTTCTAGTGGGCATAAGTTACCTTCAAACACTGCACCAGGAGTAACCCCTATACAGTATACGTGTCGCCTGTTCGCAGGCTAAGAGAGAAAACCTGGGAGGAGCAAAGGCTCCCCCCAAGCACCTACAGTGGTTTATATGGAAAGTGTTCCCAACCGCTCAAGATAAGCTTTATAAACTCAGATTTCTCGGAGTCTGAAAGCTCATGTTTGAAAGGTTGGAGCTCCCCATCTTCCACCAAGGTTCCCGTGACGACGCTGCGTCCGCGAGGGTTGATTTGGATAACAGATTCGACAAGAGAGACTTTTTGAGCTCTCTCCGGTAGTTTCTTAGTTGCCATCTCATACCTCCTTACGTAGTAGGGTTATCACAGAGAAGGGCCGAAAGGCC